GTCGACTTGTTACAAATTTAACTTTGGGCCATCCAACAAAGAACCCTAAGTTATAATCATCTCCTACGGATGTCATTAAAAGCAATGACATATACATGCCGTCACAATTTCCCGCATTCCTAAACCATGCAACGGTTAAGACCGGGTACGAATCATAATATTCGACAATACTAAACTGTCGTGCAGGGAGATACAGCTTGCTTGAATAGTATGGTACCTCAATTTCATGAACCGAACATGAAGATGGTTTAAACACTTCAATTCCTTCTACACCATAAAACAATGGGTCAACAAGCATTCCCATATATGATGGGCCATAAGTGTGTGCAACTTGGGTTAAGGACCTTAGTTGTAAAGAATCAGCAGTAGTATTGGTCAGCCCAGTAATAATTAAATTCGATGCATTATCATAAACACGCGTAGACGTGCTTGTGGAAGTTTGCACAAACTCCATGACCTTATACCTCATACTACCGCGTTTTCCTAAGAACGCAGAAGAAATGTACATTTCCGGCGTATTAAATGTATAGTTGTAACTAACAGTAGAAGCACCTACCTTAGCTGTATGTATGCCGGCTGTATTAGTCCCAGTTCTGAGATTGTACGGACCCTGGTTTAATACAATATAATCAGCGGTACTACCAGTTGGAAATCCAATTGTCATATAAGGCACTGTTCTCTTTAACAATGGCCTCAAGCTCTTAACAGTCTCCCCCATGAACATCCTATTATTATCATAACTTTCATTATCAGCTTCCATAACAAGTTGTGTTGTCGTGGAAACTGGGTCAGCAACCTCCCCAGATTGCTCACGAATATAGTTAACATAGTTTGATCCTGGCTTAGCTAATTGGAAATCATCACCTCCACTAATCCAAACATTTATATCCACATCACAGGATATAGTAGCATCCTCATTAGGAACAACCATTTCATTCAGCACATAAATTGAAATTGCCCCATATATTGCATCAGCCTTAACAAGCGGACTGGAATTAATAGCCTGAAAATATGCACTAGTCATAGGTACCCATTCAGTACGATTATGATTTGCTACGGCTATTTCAAACTCCTTATCACTTGCAATATCGATTATAGAGGCATAAGTAGTATTCATTTCTGGTGAGCTATTAGCTGCAACTGGATCATAAATAACTAACAACCTTCCCCTATGAAAAGCAGATGAGACAACTTGAAATTTAAATTTTATGGTTCCCTTAAAATAATTAAAGAGCATAGCAGCCCCACCTATGGCAGAAGGAAAATAAAACTGCGTCGCAGAATCATACATAGCCATAGTCGGCGCCACTGGGGTTACGTTAAGCAAAGTTCCACGAACCACATTGCGACCCCAAGTGAACTTTCCCACATAAGATGGTTTTGAACAGATATAAGTTATCGCTAACTCGTCCTGATTAGTACAAGAAAAAGTACTAGTACTTGGTGTGACATTATTTTTCTTATCTAAGGATAATTTGAAACCAGTAAATGTCCCTATGGAATTACAATTACTGCTACATGGCATTAATGCAACAGGGCAAGGATCTTGCGATACAATTGGCTTACTCCAGCCAAAAACATCGCATATCTCAGCACCTATCCTTAACGCTTGTTCAGCTGGTAATACTGTTTCACCTATAACAGGGATTAAGCTAAGCTTATGTAACTTGTTTGCCACATTTGTGGCAACTTTTGATATTGGGCCTTTAGGGTCTCCATTTTCTACGTTACCACTTTGAGGGGAGATCAAATTCATATCCACATTAGTAGGACCAGCCACCTTTACATTTTCGAACCATGCAGTAATAGTAACAGTCAGAACACTAGTAGCTAATATGTTGGCATTACTCATTCTAAGAGTGTTAATGCTTCTAAAAATTACCTCTCCCATTCCTTGATAAGGATCAGTCAAATCTAAGTAGGAGTCGTGATAAGTGAAAGGTAATATCATTTCTCCACCCTTTGACGTACAAGGATCGATAATTATATGAGGCAATTGACTCATAGAACATAACGTGCCAGCAACACCAAAGTTGTAATCACCCAATTGATCCATTCCTTGCATAGGTCTAAAAGAGGCCATTATAAGCCCATAATAAAAACTATTACCATTTATCATAATTTTCATATGAACGTTACCTGAAAATAACTTAACATTCGTCAACCTATTACTTATTCGAGGATTGGACAACAATTGTGCCCAAGGATCTATACTATAATAAGTGCTAGTAGTACCAACATTGAAGGTTCCAATTACGACAGGCCTAGCCAGAAAATCAGAAATTGACAAATCATTATCTTGAATGTGCGTATAATGGTCATTTGATATATCTAAAATCTCATCAGTTTTTAATTGAGAGAACTTGACTAGTAATTCCTTTTCATTTACTATCTGTGAAGAATGTTCAATAATATGTTGCGATACATCCAATACGTCGCCGCAACCACGACTATATTGACTGACAAATTTAAAGGTGTTGTCAGGATCACCTATATTTTTATAATTTTTGTTTGTAACTGAAATACAGTCATTTTTGTTTTGACACTGCAAATCATGACCAAAGCCTAATATGTAAGTAGCGTCATGCCTAAACATATCGGTAACCAATTGATCACAACAGTGCTCCTCCAATTTATTTATGTGTCTGAGAAACATAGACACAACAGTACTAACAAAGGAGGGTGATTTAGAATTATTAAATTCACCTCTCCATGCAAGTAATTGGTCATCAAATGTTTTATTTAACAGAAAACAATGATGGTCAATACCATGCTTGCGGGCTATGTTAGTTATTTTAGCCCTAAACGTCTCATATGCATTTCTACCATGAAACTTCATTTCTAGGAGTGCTGTATCCACATTGACAGCAGTAACTGCATCCACTGACATTACAGATTGTTTTACATAACATAAACTCTTATATATACTCGTCAAGCTCAACGGGGCCACAACTAATTCAAATTCATAGTCATATTTAAACTTACGTTTTAAAAAATCTACGTCAGTTAGCTTCATAAACTTAACTGATCTACCATCCTTATGACAATTAGTTGCCTTTATATTAAACTTACCGAGTGTTGATATAATATTATCAACATTAAATTTTTTTGTAATGTTTGATACTTGGCCAACAGAATCATCACCAAATGTGGCTAATGAAACATATTCTCTGAATCCTCTAGACAAAATATTTTGCCTGTCTTTGAATATGTCATAAAATGCGCATCTCATATAAATACTATTGACTATACTTCCTAGCATAGACGTCAAATTAATTCCAGATGTGATAATACCAGGTATTTGCACCAAATCCCCATTTAAGTTTATAACGTTATATAGCAATACTCTCTTTAACACACGAACCATTGTAATATCATCAACGGAATAACCGCACCTTATAAGGATTCTAATCAATATATCAAATACCCTATCAAATATTACGTCATTACAAGACAAATCAAAAGCCGAGAAATCCAATGCTATCCATCTACCATTTTTGAACTTATTTAATCGCTTAAATAGCTTATCCCATCTAGTGCAATGGGGATTAATCCCCACCGCACATTCACTCGCTTCACATTGTGTGTATATTAACCTAGACAACGTCAGTGTTAGCTTTCGACACAACATTTGCAATATTATTCCTGGGTTAAAAATGGTCCTCTGCTTTAAACCTGATGAAACCTTTGTTGGTTCAACCTTGGGAAAGGCGTCAGTCAAATGCCAAGTTCTGATTCCTTGCTTCCATTTTTGTTCGTGGACATAATACTCATCCCAAACAAACTTGTGCAATATCCACTTCCCATCTTCTAATGTAGCATACTTACTCTTTTTCCCAGATAGGTATTTGCCCGCACTTGTTGACATAGGCATACCATTCAAATATTTCAATGATTGTATCCCATTAACTATCTCATCATCGGTTAAAACCCTGATTTCCTTACTCCAATATGTTATATTACTATCTATAACGTCAGTCAACGACTTTTCATAATCATTTATAGCCCAATTCAGCGCATCAAGAGGAATCTTACATCCATCATCAACCTTGTGTATAAATTGCTTAAAATGAAATGATTTATCATTTGACAGTCCTTTTAAACTTGGACAAGTCCAATCATCCAATACATTAAATTGCGCTCGAACGTCATCACACATTTTAGTCTTAAATATAATATTCTTAATATGAACACGATCACTCAACGACCCTAACGGTATTACTCTTGAACAATTATCTGGTAAGGTCTTAAGGCACGTGTTTTTATGGAACTCTGGGGAGTACAGCATCTTCCCGAACTGATCTATATTAAACTCTTCATCCTGTATTATTGTACTAGAATGGGCAATAATGCCAGTTGACATAAGAAAACTTAACGCAAATAAAATATCAGATTTGGTGATATGGATACCTACTCCCAATCTATTAACAGAATTGGGTACTAAGCTTTCATCAAGACCACCAGCATGAATGCCTAATATAATAGCACGATTAAAAGTCTCAGAAATAATAACAGAACCACAAAGTCCTTTTCTAACATCACCAAAATAATGGTAACCAGGAAAAGCTATACCCAACTCGGCGTTATTTGTACAATTTGCATTATACGTAATTGCAGAAATTTGGGTAGTCTCAAAATTCCCAGTAGATGATTTATAACACAACCTACCAGCATGAGTTCCAATTAACACTTCATCTGTAAACCTATCGATAACACCAGCAACAATACCACGCGTTCTAACTTTTATAACACAAAAATCTTTTGACGGATTGAAATAACAAGAGTTAGAATCCTTCGATATATTTATTATCTTATTAATTACTGAATTACCTGTACGTTGATTATCCACTTCACTAAATACGAGACTCATCTCAACCTCTGGTGCAACAGACAATGATCGTAAAACACGTATAAAATGAAAGTTTAGCAAAATATGTTCACAATCAAGAGCTATGGCTCTAGTCTCCTTGCCAAGACATGAAACATAACAAGTGATACCTTTAACATAATTTAACAAGTGTTCTTTACTTTGGATATTTCCAGACAATGGTGCACAAAACAAACTTGGAAAATTGTCCTTCCAATTGTATTGCTCCTTATCTAAAA